TAATCACCGGTAACTTCTTGTGTATAATTGCCCTTCACATACATTGTGGCGTCACTGTTTACGTGAATATGGCTTTGGCCGCCAATAAAAACATGACTATTTTTTACAGAAACATCAAACTTATCACCATCTGCTTTATAAGCAACATTGCCGTATGAGTCCATTTGGATATAGGCACCTTCTTTATGATAAATCATAATTCGTTCGTGGTCTGGAGTATCGTCTAACTCTATTACATGCTTAGAAGTTTCCCATATCTTATTATGTGGATATTTTGCGGCATATGCTGGAGGAGGTTCATCCCATGTATCTTCCGATCCTGCTATTTTAATTTCTTCAACTCTATTCATTTCCTGGGAAAGAATATATGTTTCTGACAAGTCCTCACCTCTGACCAGTCTTGATTGTGCCGGTTGATGTACGTCTGAGGGTCTTGAACCTTTTGCAAGTTCCTCTCCATCTTTCTCAGGATAAACTCCCCAACCATGACTCTCTGGGTGATCTATTCGGGTATCAAAGTTTGTAGGAATGAGCCCTAATATGAGAGGTTGTTGTGCATCTCTTCCATCTAAAAACATACCATATACTAACGAATTTAATGGAGGCAGTTGCGTATTAGGGTCATAGCTTCCAGATGCACATTTTGCCCAGGGAAGTGATTTTGTAGGAACCTTATCATTTGAGCCATGTAAATCAAATGCTCTTACCTGAACCCTGCCTTCATTGGTAGGATCGTAGTTTTCTACAACACCTATAAAAAATAACGGATTTGAAATCATATTGTAATATTCTCCACTGTGGTATTCCAGTCAAGCTTAGTCAATCTTAAATTAGTATCTAAAATATCGTCAGATAAATGGTGCTCAGAAGAAATGCAAAGATATTTTCCAGATAACTGTTCGTGCTGGGACCTTTTATTATTAACTGTATTTCTATTTTTCAATTCAGTTAAATTAATATTTATTATCATGCCTGGTTGAATGTCTAGTCTGCCTTTTAGTGTAGCATCAATCTGCGTTCTGGATAAATGGTGCATATAAGCAATTCTTTTACTTATCATCTCCTGTCTATTCAGATTAGAATGCTTTACTGTGCTGCCGTTGTCACCGTCATATGCCCAATCTCTAACTAATATAAAATCTCTAGCATTTTCTTTATTAAAAGCATCTTTCATAAACTCCTTGGAATGGACATCATCTTCTATATCATGCTTTTTGCCATCCATATTAACGAATTTACCTGCCTGATTTGTATCCCAAGAATAGTCATAAGTTTTAACGGATTTTGTATTAATATCTATTTCTGTTACTTTGTTAGTATATCCACCCGAATATAAATCTTCTGCAACATCTACTCTTGTAGGATTGGATAAACTTTCAATTTGCTTTATCTGTGCTTCCGTGCCGCCTTTGGCAGGATCTAATGTCGTATAAGGATCGTATACTAATTCTATTATTTCTGAGGGATTTATTTTTGCCTTTTCTATGAGCCACTCGTCCGTTACAAAATAAAATCCATTTACGGTTTCAAAGAATCTAAACAGGGAAGAATTTGATTGTTTGCTATAAGATCTTCTTGCAACAAAATTCATTGCTTCAGCAGGGCTTAGATTGGGAATAATGACCCTGTCAGTTCCTTCTGTTTCCATCGTATAAAAATATCTCTGTCGGTCTGATAGCAGAACAAATTTATTACTATTTCCAAACGGTAAGTTTTCGTCAATCTCAAATCGGCTCAATCTATCAAAATTAGAATAGTTATTTCTAAATATTTTTCTTGCCATGTATCCTTGAGAAACATTAGTAAAAGGTTCCGTTATTTTTTTCAACATTGCGTTAAATGCAACTGCCGATATGAAATGCATCCTAAAGGTTTTACCATCTCCCGTCGAGGTTGGAGTAACTCCATCTATTCTAAAAACAAATAATCTTAAATCTAAAGTTGTGCCAAGATCTTCTGCTTTAATAGTAATTTCTAGTCGTTCCTCTCCTCTTAAAGGATTGGCTTTAGCGTATTCGATAGGCTCTAGTCTTTGCTTATCCGTGGGGAGTGCATTTTCTAATAATCCAATTTTATCTGTACAAAGTATAGAGCCTACTATTCCATTTCTTTCTATGGATTGTGTCAAGGAAAATTGTGTTATTAGAGGCAAGATATCAACCCAAGCTTTATCATCTACATTTGGGTTATCTTTGTATGGCAAGAGTCTTGCCTTTACAATTGTAGCCTTTGATGGATTAAAAGGTTCTGACACTAGCCAACTCGCATTTTTTGTATAAATTCATCTTCCATCTGGCCGAGAAAATCGTTATCAAACAAAAATATTTCTTTTTTATTCTCGTTTAAATCTGACTCAAAATCATATATTCTGTATGGTTTCCACTCATCAGGAATAATTCTTTTTATAATAATTTTACGGCCTGCTTCTGTTCGTAGAATTACCCTATCTTCTCTTCGCAAGTAAATTGTCTGAAAAGATTCCGGTGAAAGCTTTATAATATCTACTGCCATTTATTATACCTCTTTATACCAATAAAGAATGTTTTCATCATTATCGGGGTCTCTAGTCCAATCCACAACATCTTGGCCTTGTTTGCCAGATACATCAGTATATTTTTCAATTAGAAAATCATTAAAAGTTTTTTCATCCATAGGCCATTCGTGATATGGATCAATTATATTATTTGCAAGATAAACAAGCCAAACATAATCAACGGATCCATAATAAAATAGAGCAACATCTTCTGCTCTCATATCATCTTTTACAGTATATGGCAAATATAAAAAAGGATTTGTGGATAGATAAGAAGAAAATCTGTTACGTCGAGTAATATCTCTTACTCTTTTTCCTTGGTATTCTATAATAGGAAAACTTTGAAAGTATTTAGCCATTAGTTGCTCCCCAGTCCGCCCAGGCCTGCTGAGGCGCTATCATTAATTACTTGCGTTGCAACACCATTCCCACTATAATCATTTGACACGTGGATTTCGAGTTCTTGCAATGCAATTGTTAAAACCACCGCACCCGGTTTGCCACCTTCCATAAGCGGTACAGTACCCGGTGCACCATAATCAAGTGTTACGTTTTGGATCATGCAAGGTTTGTATGCTGGGAAATGTTGCTCGTTAACTCCTAAAAGTTTTATTTCAACAACACTAGGATAATTAAGAAAGGCTCTACGGATATTTGGACCTGCGGTTTGACCTACATCTACTGCCGCGGGTAATGATTTTTCTTTTAAGAATCTTGTAATATTTCTAATTATGTCAGAATCTTCGGAACTGTGTGGATATAATTCCCAACTAAAACTGTGAGATTTGAGATTTACACCTTCAAACGCGAGTGTTTCTTTGGGGTTAGTTATATTTCCTGCATATACACCTACACTTCTTCCAATGTCACCAGGCAGAAATGTCCGCAGAAGATACGCTGAAGATGCAGCTGCATCCTTAATTGATACAGAAGCTAATGCATTTGTGATACTTTCAACTAACTTACCACCACCGCCTTCTCCTGTGAAGCTAGCAAGGCCCGCTCCAGCTTGTTGAACAATTTTTGCCAAATCTCCTGTAATTGAACTTGCAGCAGCACCAATATCGGCAAGAGATGCCGTACTAGAGGCTTTACCAGTTAAATATCCTGCAATACCCTCAGTTACTAAACTTCTTTCAAACCCGTTTAGTCTTAAGTCTGTTTGGTCGTTTAATTGCTTTGGAAACGGAAGTTCAATCCCCGCAGATCCTGCTAATGTTGTAGTAATTTCTGCTTGAGAATATACGGTACGTCCGTTATTTCTTTGTCCCACACTTTCGTATGCTACTCTGTCTTTATATTGGTAATCTTTAAATATCAATAACATCGAATGTGCTTCCGGTCTACTAGGAAACGACATAAATTTACTTTGAGATTGGGATCTCCTGTATTCATCAGCTTTTCTTGGACTGGCCATTTCAAATCCCTTGTGTTTTATATAAATAGCTTTATAATACTTATTTATACTAAAAAAATGTGATTTGGAAATGGCTTATAAAGGAAGGTTTAGACCTAAAAATCCTTCAAAATACAAAGGTGATCCTACAAAAATTATCTATAGATCGTTGTGGGAATTTAAATTTTTTCGTACGGTTGACGAGCACCCAGATGTATTGTGGTGGCAATCTGAAGAAGTTATAGTACCTTATGTTTCACCTATTGATGGACGCAGGCATAGATATTATCCCGATGTGGTTGTACATAAAAAATTACCAAACGGAACACGCAAGACTGTAATGATTGAAATTAAACCATATAAACAAACGTTACCTCCGGATATTAAAAAGAAGAATAATACACCTTCTGGTAGAATATCCAGACGATATTTAAATGAGGTAAAAACATATGGAGTTAATGAGGCAAAATGGAAAGCTGCAAGGAATTTTTGTGCGGATAGAAACTGGGATTTTATAATTATGACCGAAAAAGAACTAGGAATAAAGTAATGGTTGCAAAAGTTTTTGACGATATTCTATTGAAAGGTATTCGAGCAGGGCAGGTACCTGCAAGAACGGATAAAGCAAGAGAATGGTATCGAAATCAAGCAAAGACCGTTTCAAAAGGTAGAGTCGCACCCGAAAAGCTTGTCAGAGAAATGGGAACGGATCGCTATAAGGCCGCAGGTAGATTTCGCATTGGTGAGATGTATATGTTTAGTTATGATCCTAAAAATAAAGAAACGTTACCATACTATGATATGTTTCCTTTAATATTTCCCATAGGCCGAGCAAAAGGTGGATTTTTAGGGCTTAACATGCATTATCTGCCACCTATACTGAGAGCAAAACTTATGGATGCTTTGTATGATACCATAAGCAATGATAAATATGATGAAAATACAAGATTGAGGTTGAATTACGGAACACTTGCGGCTGCACAAAAATTCAAGGAATTTAAACCTTGTATAAAACATTATCTTTTTCAGCACGTAAGAACAAAATTGGTTTATGTAAATCCTACCGAATGGGATGTAGCTTTGTTTTTACCAACCGCAAGATTTTCTGGTGCAAGTAAGAGTAAAGTATATGCGGAATCTCGAAAAATAATTAGAGGAAGATAATAGATGCCTTTTAACATATCTCAATTTAAAGCTGAGCTTGACTCACGAGGTGGACCTTCACGTGGATCCTTGTTTGAGGTAACTGTAACTCCAGTACATAGAAATACTGTTGCAGGGATGGATGCTAGGTCATTACGATTCTTTTGTCAATCTGCAACTGTACCCAATATTAACTTGCAAACTCAAGAATATGCGCCCGTTGCAAGTAATCCAATATTTTATCCTACTGCTATTTCCGCATCACAATTCAATGCTATTTTTATGATGGATTCCGAGCACAAAGTATTGCAGTTCTTTCATCAATGGATGCAAGCAGTTATGAATTATGGAACTAAAGGCGGTAAATTTTCGTCTGTGGGAAATAAATTACCTTTTGAAATGGGATATATGAAAGATTATGGCGCACGAATATCAATTAAACATTATACTACCGATTCAGATAATAACCGCTACTACGAAACAATATTAGATGGCGCCTATCCAACCGGTATGGGAGAAACGAATTTGTCTTGGTCAGATAATGATAACTTTCTCACATTGCCTATAAAATTTGCTTTTGAAAGAATTGAGTTTTCAGGAGAACTTGAAGGAAATCCACTAGGTTTATATGGCCGTGGAAATGGTTTATTATCAACACTCGGAGCACTTGCAGGATTTGCAGGTACTGTACAGCAAACCGTAAAGCAGGGCACGAAATTCAATAGTGTGCAGGATGCTATTAATAGAATTTATAGGGTAGACAATTCGCTGAACAAACTTGTAAATACACTTGGATAGATTATAGGAGATTATAGTATGGGATTACCCAAAATTGACTTACCTTTATTTGAAATGAAATTGCCATCGACGGGCAAAAAAATTAAATATAG